CATGGGATCTAACTCTCTGGCTTCACGCTCGGAGATGGAGTTACTGTCGTAGGCTAGGGACATATCGAGTTGCGCCCTAGCTTTGTCCATGTTGCCACGGTCCAGTTCCTTGATGGATTCGTTGATTTCAAAGCCGCCGTGGGTAAGAGCGAAGCCTAACGGTTCCCATGGCCATTGATCGAAGCAGAAACTAGCTAACGGCAGCCGTCCGTGCCAGTCAAAGGATGGGCCGTCATATAGCTTAGTCTTCTCATCACTTATTAGTAATCTTCGGTAGGGGTATAACCTAGCGTCGTTCTCATCGGCCTTGCGGTACATCATGGAGCCGGAACGGGGGTCACGGCCTATGGGGATGTCCTGGCCTACGTGGGGGACTTCATAGCTCCAACTGCTGCCCGGCTCACCCATCTTGATGGCTTCTTTGGTGGTGTTGAGAGTGAGGTCTATGATGTAGGTATAGCGGATGGGGATGAGCAGGTCCATCATGGCTTCGGCGCCGGGTTGACGGAAGATCCTGCCTGCCATACGTTGCCAGATATTGCCACGGGCGGACTTCTGTACGGCGTCGTTCATGTACCAGTAGCGGGATTCCGTGGGCTTCAGGACATGCTGGAATGCCGGGAACATGCCGTGGGCCATAGCTATGGGCATTTCATCTAGGATGGTTACGGCGTAGGCGTTCTGCCAGTCTCCGTTAGCAGGGAGCTGATTAGGTAGAATACAGGGGGCTCCGTAAGCTTCGAGATGGATTCGTCCATGACCGGTACCATACATATCTCTACTGTACTTGGGCCAAATCCAGCCACGGGCTGTGGCAGCAGAATAAGCAAGGGCTCGTTTGATGGAGACATCGAAGAACTCCTGGAGGAACAAGGATCTGAGGATCTTGTTCATCATGTGGGCGCTGTTCTTGAGAGCGGGATTGCCGGTCTGGTAGCCCCAGATGGGACGTAGTTTGCCGAGGGTGTTGATTACTTCCTGTATATTCCGTTTGAGCGGGTTAGCGTTGACCTTACTTCGGTAGTCAGCTGCTTGAGATCTGACAATACTTGCATCTGCTCCTGATATAACGTCAAGGGCTTTTCTGAAATCGGTTTCACCGCGCTGGTTCTTGAGCCAAGCTTGGCCTTCTTCGACTGATTCATTGAGCCATCCTACGATTCTATAGTCTTCTGTAGCTGCCGGAGGACACGCCCACTCTCTAAACTCTGGTGCGTTATTCCAAGTTAGAGATGCAGACATATCTATTCCCAGAAGATGCCGTCAGTCCTAATGATACCTTTCAATTCCTCCAAGGTTATTAGGGACAACCGATCAAAGGTGAATGGAGGTCTAGGGTCCGCATTTCCATTTAGGTAAAAGTCCAGATTCATGTCTCTATTGAGAGATTCCACCGCATTCTTCAGGTACTTATCAATAGATGGAAAAACTTTAATCTCTGATGGAAAGGAATACACCCGGAACGGCCATGTTCTTACCGCTGCTGCTGCGGCCAGGCCGCCTACCATGGATGACAGGAAGTTGCGTCTATTCATGTTGTTCCATGCGCTTATGGATGGCGTCTATGTCTACTACTTCTCTGTCAGGAGCGCGGTTACCTACGTCGTTGTGTCTTACTGCCAGGTAGCATTCCAGTTGGTTCTCAAAGTACTGCTTCTTGGGATTATCAGGGTGGAGTTGTAAGAGGGCTTCCATATAGTCATGCACGTAGGGCTTGATGGATTCGTCTACGCCGCTGCCCTGCATTCTAGAGATGATACGCTCCCTGATTTCCTTACGGCGGTCATACAGCATGTTGTATTCGTGCTCGGCTTCACGCTCAAAGTCTAGTTCCGTCTGGCGCTGCAGTTTCTTCTCTAGAGCGTCTACTTCGGCAATGGAGTTAGCTACTTCCTTGCGGTAACCGTAGGGAGGCTTACAGCCTGAGTATGGTGCAAGGATGATGTAGCCTGCGGGACGGTTGGTGTCTCGTCCTTCCATGGTCAGGCCGTTGACGAAGTATTCTATGTTCCAGTTCATAACTTACCATAAACAGTCTATCTCTTAAAGAACTTTGTCCCGCAAAGTGCAACTTGCGCCTCTGGGCGCACTCACAGTACATGCTAATGAGTTTTCATTTTCCCACGGGCGTTGCCGGACTTGGTGGGACGCGGCTTACCGTGGTGGATGTGGTGCTTACGGTAGGTCTTACCTTGGTTGTGAGTGGTGCCAGTGGGGAAAGTGGCTTTATGTCCGCGCATCTATAGTCTCCTAGAGGAATACCGTCCTCGGGTGTCAGCATACAACAAATCGTTCCAGTCAAAGGGTCTTTTCTCGGTTAGCTGGCTGGCAGGTATAGTCATACCCTTATATTCACTTAGGTCCAGCTTAGGCATGGCTTCAACCATGTCTATGCGGTTCTTAGACCTGTGAGCCATGGTCTGCACATCGTGAGGCGGGAATATACTCAGTGCTGCGGCGAAGATACGGTCATCATGGAAGCCGGCTTCATGCTCAAGTCTAGGCTTGCCTCTAGCTGTGCTGTGTACTTCAAAGTGCCGCATCTCTTCCAGTAGCCATGGACTGTTTATCTTGGCCCAGCCGTAGCGGGACCAGTGCACGAAGGGGTCTATCAGCAATGGTCGGGACCAGCCCCAGGTGTACCAGCCTAACTTATTGGCGGCTTTCTTCTGCTTGGCTATTTTACGGGGCGTACTGTCTATGCGGCTGAACTTGTGGAAGTTCTTGTAGCCATGGATAGCCATCTGAGACTGTGCTACGTCTCCTACGGCCTCTACTTGTTCAATGGTTACGTAAGGCTCATGCCATCTTGTCTGACCTTCTTTCATGTGCTTAGCGTAGTAAGCGGCTACGCACAGGCAGAAGGCCCATGACTCAACGTGAGATACCCATGAGGAGGCAAACTCTGCTACCTGAATGTCAGGCAGATTACCGTAGCCTACTGCCCAGACGGATATACATGTGGAATCTTGGCCTTGCCCACGGGCAGTATCCATTCCTATGGCATAGTTGTGGCCGGGCTTGGGATGCTCCCAGATACATAAGACTGACTCAGCATCCTCGGCTTCATTCTCTCTCATCTTGACTGACTTGAGAGGGATAAGTTCCCACCGTGAGGTCTGGCGGCTGGACTGGTAGACGACCGGGATGCGTTCCTTTTGGTAGTTGAAGTGTTCAGGTAGGACTTCATGGCTGTCCTCAATAGATTGTCCAGTGATGGTGTAGCACTCGTAATCCCTAGCTCGATTATTGTCCACCATTTCAATAGTAGAATGTCCGAAAACAGACTCGGAGGAACGTTGTAACGCTTCCTCATCGTCGCCAGCCATTTCTTGAAAGAACGTAGCTTCGGCTTCGGGTCCCTTTTCCTTGGCTTCCTCATGCTCAACCTCCCAGAACCATTGCTGATGCATCGGCATACGCCATTCATGGCCTAAGTGCTTGGACAGCAGCTCGTTACTTCTAACGTATAAATGGGCTTTGGCTACGTGCTCTACGGTGTCTTTGTGGGGTAGCCAGTCACTGGGGATGGGATGATCTCTGGTCCATGTTTCCGTGGGCCAGATGTGGGTGCCGCAGTACCATGGGAGGAATAACGGGCAGAGACGTGAGCGGCCTTCATCCCATTTGGATTTGCTGCCGTACCATGTTTTGGCCCACCAGCCTTCGTTACCTTCGCCGGTGGATTCTAGGATGCCGAATACGCTGGGGCTGGCATGGACGGCTTTGAACAGAGAGGCTTCTATTTGGTTGAGAGGGTCGGTGAAAGAGGCACATTCCGAGAGATGATAAATGGTCGGGGTGGTCCCGCGAGCAATTCCACTTGTTTGTGCTCCGTGTTGGAACGATACACCTGAACTTGAATGCCCAAACACCAACATTCCCCGGTCTGATTCAACACGGCGGGTCCACTTGGGACGCAACCATACTGGCAAATTGTCGTAACACAGGAACAACATGTTTGCCATCAGCCGGGTCTTGGTTTGGTCAGCACTGCCGATGATGGCGTTCACACCGTAGCCAAAGATGATCCTGTGAGCGATAAGCAGTTCTACTATCGTGCTGCAACCTAACTGCCTTGCTTTAAGTATCTGCACCTCTACTGATGAGTCTCTCTCTTCTAGGTCGCAGATGATATCGAACAGTAGCTTCTGCGGAATTCTGATATCGAACCGGATGATGTTGTTCTGAATGTCCTTGATGAAAGAATATCTGGCTAGGAAGTAGCTGGCATCGCACTGCACCATTACCTGTTCGTTCTGGATCCAACGGGACTCCTCGGTGTTAAGGTTCTGCGTGCCGGTGGGCTTACCCAGGTCGTCGTAGACATACTTCTCATAGCGCTTGAGGTGGTCCTCGAAGGTAAGTACGTCTGACAGCGGCTTAGGATGGGCTCGCCAGCCGAGGTTACGCTCTGCTATGTCTAGGCGCCAGTTAACCTTACTCTGACTGTACATCCTCTTCTTCCTCTTCAGAG